TTCACCACTGGTATAACCTACTCCACGCCCCCAACCAATATGCACAATATTTGGCACTAGCATAATTTCATATTGTCCTTGATATAAGGGATCTAAATCACGGCGTATATAATTTTTAACTTCTTCTACGTTAAATGGATTGCTGCCCTGCCAGCCCTGCACATCACGTATTTGAATAATGACCTGACCTGTTTTTGCTAACAGTCTTTCAAATAGCGCACGATGTCCCTGATGCCAAGGTTGCCAACGACCCAACATCTGTACCGTTTCCCTACGCCAATCAAATTGGGGACGACGCTTGTTGCTTAAAATCATTTCCCCTACATAGGGAACCCATCGTTCTGCGTTTTGCTCATTGATTCTAAAGTCATAAATTTCAGGCGGAATAAATGCTCGATTAGTATCTTCATAGCGGCCTTTGTCTATAGTGTCTAACCATATAGTCCAATCTGCTTTGAAGTTATGTCGCATTTCAGGCAGGGGTGCAATAAAATCACAGATAACATATTCACCCGTGCAGCGAACAGCAAACTCAAACATTCTTAAACTTTGTCTTATGCGACCTTCGCGACTAAAATCCCAGTCATTGAATTTTTTACGAATGTCATCGGCATTAAACCAATCTACTCGTGCATTTAATTTTAAATTTGGTACATCGCCGTCAATGGTGGATAAACTACGGCTCCCGTATGTTTCTAAATATGTTTTTAAACGTTCAGCAAAATAAGTCTTACCTGAGCCAGGTAAGCCCATTATTAATATTCTTTCAGTCATAATGTTCCCGTTAAATTATAAAGCTATTTACTTGGGACAGTCTATGTAAAAATGTTCGAGTCTGCTCAGTTATTACCCCAGTCATTTGGAAAGTAACTCTGGGATTTAACCCTGCGTTGGCAGTGCTATGTGGTATGTTTTGCCAGTCAAATGTAGTTAAATCTCCTGCACGCCAGCCCTGATGTAAGTAGTTGCCGTAACTCCAAAAATGTCCCTGCTCCCAGTCTGTTAGTTGTAATTGTAGTCTAATAACACTGTCAGGATTATGAGGACACCATTTTTCTAGCTTGTCTAAGTGTAAGTTCCAAACTTCTCCCGGACGCTGAACGTGTATGCGATTCATACAATCTTCAAGACCAAACAGATTGCTGATGTTTAGTAATACTTCAGGCACTTCCCAGTTCAAATGTGTAATAACATAGTCTTTGCCATATCCAGCACGTTCTAAATCATATTCTTCAGCAGCAAGTTCTTCTTCAGGTCTCGCCTTGCCCACTGCACCACGAGTTCTCCAAGTAGCAGGTTGTGCTGTGTCAATAATTTTTTTCAATTCACTTGACCAATCAGCTGTGATATGTCCAAGCCTAATAACTCGATCCTGTTCAGGGTCGATTTTAAAATTATCAAAGTGATACTTGCTTCTTGGTTTAGTTAAATCCCAGCTAGATGTTGTCATATTACTTTTACCCTTACATCAGATGCAATATAATTTTGCACGTATTCGGGACCGGGTCGTCTGATCCCCAGTGCATTGGCCAATTCAAAATTGTTTTCTACTTCCTTGCCCTTATACTTGGCCCAGGCTAGTAGCAAGTTTTGATTTTGTTGTTTGATAATTTTGGCCATGTGTTTTAGATCTTTATAGTATTCGTGGTATAGCGGATATGTTATATCAAAATGACCGCACTTGACCCACCAACCCAGTGCAGCATCATCACCGCGATAAACTAATACTACGGGACTGCTTGGCCACGTTGTTTTTAAAAAATCTATATGATCGCAAAACACATGACTTTTTACGATCCTAGTTTGCTTACCATTATATTTTTCGGAAAATGCTCGATCAAATTCATACTCACACTGGGATACAGTGGCCTTATTAATAGTGTCAAAAAAACTACCAAACTCCATGCCAGGATCATAGTAAGCACCTAGATGCATTAGGTCCATGGTGCCGCCAGCATCGTGGTAATAAGTTCTTTCGTCAGTGTAGTCGCTGCGATCTATGCTGGGACTATAATAAATGTTCTTACAAACACTGCTCCATTTACTGCCTGGAACTCCGGCAACAAAAATATATTTCATAAATTTCCTATAAGGTCTGATCTAAGACCTATTTTCATTCTGGTTTAATTTTTCGCACATATGGTTGCCATTGATTACGCAATGCAGTAACACTGGCCCGTAGTCCTTCTTCAGTCCATTCACTGGGAGTCATGAACATGAAATTCTTTTCATATTTGGCTCGTAGCTCTGGCATTTTCATTGCTTCAGTAAACTGTTCTCTATACCATTTTGCTATTTCTGGCGGGGTTCCCTTGGGCAACACCATGTTCCAACAAGCATAGACGTTTAGTCCAGGAACGTAGTCCTTCATTAAAGGAGCTCGTTCAAATCCAGCAATGTTAACTTCTCCGGCTAGACCAATAAGTTTTAACTTACCTTCCTTGACCATGGGCCCACCAATTGCTATAGGGAATACACCAAACTCTTGATGTCCGCCCAATACATCAGCCATGGCCTGTGCAGGACCTTTGTATAAACTAGTTTCCACAGTGTCTTTGCTGGGCTTAACTTTGTCTACAAAATATTCAACTGCCAGTTTGTGTGCTGCACCACCTACTGCAAAATTCAGTGGACGCTGTCCTGCACGAACTTCAGCAATAAGATCCTGTGGAGTATTAACTTTGCTTCGTGTTGCTGCATAAAATGCCAGTGGAGCTTTGCCAATATTTAAAACATGAACAAATTCCATGACATTAAATTTTGCTGCCTGTGGATACCAAATTTCTGCTGCCACCCAAGTGCTTTGGCAAGCAGGCATTGCAATAGTATATCCATCTGGTGCTTGTTGAGCAAAATGACTGATGGCGATATTTCCATCTGCTCCGCCCATGTGTTGAGCATTGAAAACTACACCTGTTTTACGAGTAACTTCTGCTGCCACCATTCTAAAACTTACTTCATTGCCTGCACCAGGACCGTTGGGAAATATAACTGTTACAGGTTTCGTTGGTTGCCATGCAAAAGCAACAGTGGGTATAAATGCTAGAATTGCTAATAATTTTTTCATAATATTGATCACCGTCGATATATATTAGTATATATGTGTATTAACCACAAATATTTAGCAAAATTTAAAAAAAATCCTATGAATAGCAAAATTTTTTCCCTAATACAAAAAAATTTACAGCAAGCCTTTAATTTACCTAAGTATCAGAAAATTTTTAACGAGATCAATGAAAATACAGTAGTGGAGGAGCTGCCCTGGACACCAGCTAGATATCGTAAATTCAAAGATGCAGTAGAAGGTGAGCTACAGTTAGATTCGGACTTTATGGGAACCATTGGAGAGATTGCGGAAGATTTAGACCAACGTTACTTAAGTAGATTCTTTGGAGAAATATGGAAACCACGCACTGACGAATATCAATACACTGGTTGGCAGTTAGTTGAGGAAATCAACAAACACGATCCCAAAAATGTCCTGGATGTTGGCTGTGGTTATCACCCTTTTAAAGGCCGTATTCCAAACCTTGTAGGCATTGATCCCTATAATAACTGTGCTGACTATCAAGTAGACATATTGGAATACGCTGTCAAACCCAACAGCCATGATCATATACTGGCACTGGGCAGCATTAACTTTGGCAGCGAGCAAGATATCGAACTACGCTTTGCCAAATGTGTTGAACTATTAATGCAAGGTGGTAAGTTTTATCTAAGAGCCAATCCTGGCATCAGCCATAAAACAGGACCCTATGTGGAGATTTATCCCTGGAGCTTTGCCAAAGTCAAAGAGTTGGAAGAACGCTTTAGTCTTAAATTATTAGAATTTAAAAAAGACGCTAACAATAGACTATATTTTGTTTATCAAAAGAACTAGTTCTTCAGATAATTCAACTTGAAATTCTTGTTTTTCTAACAAATTTACTAAACGCACTTGATTCAACATTTTTTCTTGCAATACTGACAGTGTGAATATTAGGTCTTTGCCATCTTGGGCACCGGCTTGCAAATAAAAATTTTGCAATTGTTTAATTCGTCGATCAAAGTATTCTATGTTATTCTTACCAGATAGGTAGTCAGAATCTATAGTCCATTGGTTGTAAACGTTTTTAAGAGTGCATACAGCTTTGGCATATTCTACAACTAATTGATCTAGTGTTTGGTAGTTGGCATTAGGGTACTCTAGTAAAGAGTCACTGTGGCAACTCTCTACTAGAGATTCTAATTTAGTGATTTTATCAAGTAAATCAACTGGCTTTAAACTAATTTTAATTAATTTCATTAATTAATTCATGTCTTCGACGATGCATTAAACTAAGTTGATCTTTTAATTTAAGTTTTTCTTTTTTGAGGCGTTCTACTTCAAATTCATTCCAGCTTTTTTGCCGATATATTTTTTCTAAAGTGGCTTCTAGTACAGTGTGCTGTTGACTCAGCGTTTTGATATGGTGATCAAGAGATTCTACATCCATTTTAAGCCTCCTGGTGTTGCCATAGTTGACAAATAATATTTAAGAGTATACAATAGTTTTTTCAAGCTGTCAAATATAAAATAACCAAGAATAAGTAATTGTAATGAGTGATACCTTACTGTTAAACCAAGATGGGACTCCACTCAGTATGCTGCCTCCCAGCGTAATTGATTGGACTTATGCTGTTAAACTTTACTACTTGAACAAAGTTCTAATAGTTAAAGAATATGATGATTGGGAAATTCACAGTCAAAAATTGACAATGAAAGTGCCTAGTATCGTTATGACCAAACGCTATGTTCGTCCACGCCAAAAAGTTTTGTTTAATCGCAAAATGCTGTATCTGCGTGACAACTATACTTGCCAATACTGCGGTGAGCAGTTTCATGCCAAAGATCTAACACTGGATCACGTTAAGCCACGCAGCATGGGCGGTATTAGTAGTTGGAGTAATTTGGTCACTTGTTGTGCTACTTGCAACTGGCTAAAAGGTGCCAAAGTTATGGAGCCTATCAGTCGTCCCAAAGAGCCCAGTTACTGGCAAATGGTTAAGTCTTACAAGGACATGCCCTACCATAATTATACACTTAAAGATCCTGCTTGGGCAGAATATTTAGGCTTGAATAATACCTAGGATTAGTGGCTGTAGAGCAAACTAAGGCCGCCCATGCGGCCTTCGTATATACCATTTTTCTTTTTACTGACCAATGTGATTCTCACACCAGATATGGCTGCTACTAGCTGACGTTCTGTCAAGCTGATTACATCAGCTTCTATAATTTTCCCATTATCTTCGCATACAATCTTGACCTTGTCAAGGTGCCGTTTACCGTCCCAGTCATTTTTGTTCATAGTTGTACCCCGTTAAATACTTATATTATTTTATAATAAATATGATTATGAGAGTCTTTAAAGGGTATAGTACAGTTGAACGCCAATATGGTCCATTTAAAATTTATGACATGGAGTTGGCCAAACGCGATTTACTAAACGAAATGTATTCACGCAAGGGTGAAAGATTGATGAGCCCAGAGTTTGGATATATTGTCTGGGATGTATTATTTGACCCAATGACCGAAGAAATTGTAGAAGCTATTAAAGCAGACACGTTGCGTATTCTAAGCAGAGACCCTAGATTAGAGTTGCGTCAACTTGATATTACTGAAAATTATGATCAACAATCTATAACAGTGGCCATAGTACTGAATTATGTACCCACTGCTACCCTGACAGATTTGGTTGCGGTATTCTATAGAGATCTAGCAACTAACAGATTACAAGGATAAGCAATGCCAAAAGCCATACGACAAGAAAATTTATATGGTGCTGAAGACTGGACCATAGTCTATTCCAGTTTTAAAAATGCAGAATTCACCAGCTATGATTTTGATACATTGCGTAATAGCATGATCGATTATATGCAGGTAAATTATCCTGAAGAATTCAACGATTACACACAAAACAGTGAATTTATTGCCTTGCTAGATTTAGTTGC